GGCGTGTGCTAGGCTTTCTTCAGTCATATAGGCTTGTGCGCCATCAGACTCATCAGCACCAATTCTAGCTACTTCAATTTTAGCGCCATTATTGATGTGGGCAAGCAGAACTTGAGTATTGCGTTCAGTCATAGACTTCATCTGCGCTACCTTCATCTGCATATCCATATCCATCTGATTACGCTGTTCTTCAAGCTGGAATTTAAGCTGGTTTTCTTGGGCTTGGTATTCTTGTTTAGCCTTTTCCAATTCCATTTGCGCCATCATCTTCTGTTGTTCAAGCTGGGCTTGCATTTGCATCTGTTGCATCTTAGCTTGGGCATCCATTTGGGCTTTTTGTAGTTCAACAGGTAATGGTTTAGGCTGACCTTCAGCGGCTTTAGCTGCATCACGCAGTTTGTCAGCAGTTTCGTCAATAATGCCTTCAAGTTGCTTACCAGCTTTAAACGCTGTAACGCCAAATTTAAGCATTTCTAAGGCCATAGGCGCTAATTCAGGGGCTTGTTGAACCATTGGTACAGCTTGTTGAATAAATCCGCCTACAGCTTGCAAAAACGCCATACGGTCTTGTTTTTCTTGCTGTTCATCTTGGTAAATCATTGAGTCAGATGTGACTTCAATGCGGAAATTCTTACTTGCTTCGTTGCGTAATAGTTCTAAAGCCTGTGGAATCAGTTGTTGGTCTTGCGGTGACAACTGCATTGCACCAGAAATCTTAATAATGGTGTCATCTGTATAGTGATTGCAGATAATCTGCGCTTTGATACTCAATAATGAAGTAGCAAAGTCTACAACTGCGTGTTGTTGAGTCTTTAGGCGACCAGCAGCATTGTTAGATTTGATGATTTGTGCGCCAAGCGTTTCATTGGGGTCTGTTTGACCACGCTGAATGTCGGCAATACCCATCAATTCATAGATTTGACCCTTGACTTGTTCCATTGCTTGATAGCAAGACATCAAAGCAGAGGCAAATGGGGCGAGGTCTACAAGGTCAATAGCACCTTTCATGCCTTGTTTTTCAGCAAATGCCATCCAGTTGTGTACTGGAATCATGGTGTTATTCTCGCCTTCAGAGAATAAACGCTGTAGTTCAGAAGCCGAGGCATCGTAAACGCCACGCACCTTTAATGCGTTAATTAAGCCATCAATTCTGTCACACAGAACATCTAATTCTCTGGCTTGGTCTTGATAAATGACAAAATCAGGGATAGGTTCAAGGCTATCAGTTGTAAGAGTGGCGTAGAGAGGCTTTGGACAAGGCCAAAAGTTCTCCAACTGTAACGGGTCATCTCGTTCATCCAGTATCTTTCCGAGGGACTTAGATAACCACAATACTTTTCCTGTTTCTTTGTCCCAGATTTCATAGATTAACGCCTCATAAACACCATCATCAGACTTGTAAGATTGCTTTAAATCGTCAGGTTTGGTATCAAGAGGAATCTTGTAGCCTAATTCTTCGCCAAAACGTTCAACCAATGCTGGGCGTGACATATAAACCTTACGCCAAACAGCAGTTACTTCTTCCCATGTACGGCCTACGGTATGACCAAAGTCTTTCCAATGCACATAATCTACAGGGGCGCACTCGTATTCAATGCGTTCAATGTTTTCATTTTCAATACCGCCTTCAGTTTCGGCTTCATCGGTATCTTCAGTAACGCTATAGCCATCTTCAGGCGCACCATCAGCCATGCCAGCTTCTTCGCCAACAATATGTGGTTCATAACGCACCCAGCTAACGCCACGACCACCCAATAAACGGTCTAAAACTGCGTTATTCATGGCAGACTTGTAGTCACCATAATGTTCTAATTCAAACTCTAATGCCCTTTCAAGCATCATTGACGCTACACGACCAATAGGGTCGTTATCACGGAATCTACGGCTTACATCTGGGCGAGGTAATCTAGCAAAGATAGCTGGCTGAATGGTCTGGACATTTGACCAAAGGATATTGAATCTAGCGTTAGGATTGCGGTCATAACGACTGTCATCTTTATATTTCTTAACAATGCGGTCAACCCTGGCTTCCCAACGCTTAAAGCTGCGTTCATAGCCCATAATGGTTTTGTACCAATCTTCATAACTGTGGTTAACAGTTGCCTTGTCATTCGCCATCAAATTCTCCCTCTTGAAGATGTTTGTGGGGTTTGTTTCCACATATCATTCAAGCTAACATCGGTTTGTCCTACAAACAGCCCTTTAATCGAGTCATCTTTATGGGGCAACTTTGCTTCTTCTTTCCAAGCAATACTCAACATCCTAAATGCGTCAGCACCATGAGAAGTCCAATCATGTCTAGGTTTATCCCTAAACACTTTCTTGTCCTCATCGTATTCACGCTGGTATTGCCGTAAACATTCAATGCCGTCTTCACACTTATGGTCAAACCAAGCCCTAGTTAACGCTAGTCGTGTTGCTTGTATTCCATCTTGTAGTGACAAACTTGGCACAATTTTCATAGATTTTAACGGAATTTTGTCAGAAAGTTGTTCAATTATTGATTTATTTGATGCTAATGTCTTTGCCCTTGCATCGTGAGGCAAATAATGTGTGCCATAAACATAGCCTCTTTCTTGTTCTCTCATCTTAATAATGCCAGCATAAAACGCTACTGGTTGACCATTAGATGAATGGTAGTCAAGCATGCGAATCTCGCCATGCACCACTTGAAACCACCAAATAGCGGTATCGTCTGAGTAACCCAAGTCCCATGCTGTATGCACAGGAAACATAGGGTCGTACTCTACATGGGTAATTCTGCCTTGGTCTGTAAGCTGACGCATTTCTTTACCGTAGAAAGCGCCCAAAATGGCTGATTCAAAGTCACATTCAAACTCTTGTAGGTATTGGTCTTGAGTCATAGACTTAGCAGCGTCATCTAACTCAGACTGTGGCAATAGCCCTGTTTGGCTTGCCCTTAGTGTTTTAGCATACCAGGCATCATCTTTGGTAGCGTTGTTGTATATGTCCCAGAAAGCGTTATGACCTTTTGGCGTACCAATAAATACAGCCCAACCTAATCTATCTGCAAGTAATGGTCGTATGATTTCGCCCCAAATCCTAGGTCGCATATCAGCATACTCATCCAAAACAATACCATCAAGGTAAAGACCACGAAGGGAATCAGCGTTATCAGCGCCAAATAAACGAATTCTTGCGCCATTGATTAGTTCCACCCATAGTTCAGATTGATTAGCTTTAGCCATAACAGGCTTAGAAAAGCGCAAAAGATAGTCCCAAGCAATATTCTTGGCTTGGCTGTAATAAGGGGCAACATAGGCATACCGACCATCTTCTTTGTTTTCAATGAGTGCTTTATAGATTAACTCATTTATACAACTTACGGTCTTGCCACATCTACGGTGGGCTACAATGACCGCCCAACGCTGTTGTCTTTCATGGAAATCTAGGAATACATCACGAGGTTGGTAGTCTAGTTCTACCTCTTGGACTATTTCTTCCAAGACACCACCATGCGTACTGGAGTCTTCTCATCGCCTACAACTTCAGTTCTAGCTAGTTTAGGCACAGCGTATTCAACCATGTTCTGTACGATGTCACACGCTTTACCAGGGTTAGGTAAAACAATGTACTTTCCAGTTTCATCGTCTTTAAGCCCTTCAGCGGTGTTATACAGCCATGTTTGAAGGAATGGTAGGTTAGCATCAAGTAATGCTTTGACAGCCTCTCGTGCCTCAGCAGTAGCCTTATTAGGCGTTCCTGCGGTGCGGCCACCTGTCTTTTTTCTAGTTTTATCTACTTTAGATTCCATATAAACTCAAGTGTTTGATTTATAAGGTTTTTATTCTACTACAGATTATTATGCAATGTTAGGGTCGTGTAACTTGTTCATTGCCTTAGCTAATGCTTCTTTACGCTTTAAGCGTTCATTAATCTTTTTGTTAAGAATGTCGTCTTTGCTACCAACGGCTTCTTCTTGTTTGCGTTTGTCTTTTAAACCTTTAACGCTAGGTAATGTAATAGCCATTATTCAGCCTCACGCTTACCAAGGAACTTGCCGTATGCTTCTTCT